GTGATGTTGGAATTGGGAGTGAAAATATTATTCAAGTAAGAAGAGGGTGGTTAGGAACGGGAATTTCTACTCATTCTTCTGGATCACAAATAACAAAAGTATCTGGAAATTATAACATTGTAAATAACGTAATTCATTTTTCAGAGGCTCCTTATGGATTGAGACCAATATCTTCCACCACAAATCCACCAGATGAACGAGATTGGGTTGGAGTACAAACTTATTCTACATTTAGTGGAAGAACTTTTATCAGATCTGGAATTGAAAATGGATTAGAAGATTCTTACTCTAAAAATTATATCTTTGATGACATCTCAAACAATTTTAACGGAATTTCAACAGAATTCACACTGAAGTCTTCTGGATCAAATATTAGTGGATTTTCTACTAGTAATGGAATAATTCTTATTAATGATATCGTTCAAGGACCATCTAGATTAGGTTCATTGGATGTTATTGGTGATTATGACTTTAGTGAAAATTCTGGAGTTACTTCTATAACTTTTACAGGATCAGGTTCTTCTATAAGTTATGATATTAATGCATCTAGTGTTCCTCGTGGAGGAGTAATTATTTCTGTTGGATCTACCGAAGGATTTGGATATCAACCTCTAGTATCTGCTGGAGGAACTGCTATTGTTTCAATTGCTGGAACTATCCAATCAATTAGTATTGGAAATAGTGGTTCTGGATATAGAGTTGGAATTCAAACAGTAGTTAATGTTGGAGTTGGAACTTCTAGTACTGGATTACCAAATATTGAATTTATTGGAACTGCTTCAGTCAGTGGTGGACATATTGTAAGTGTTGCCATTACAAATCCAGGATCTGGGTACACAAGTACAAATCCACCTTATGTTTTCTTCGATGACCCACTCTCATATTCTAATATTCCATTGGTTTATAGTTCCGATTCGGTTTCTGGAGTTGGAACTGAAGCTAAAGTAGATATTGTTGTTGGACAAGGTTCAAGTGTAATTAATTTTGAAATTAGGAATTTGGGATATGGATATGGTCAAGGAGATATATTAACAGTTGATATTGGGGGATATTCTGGAATTCCAACAAATACATCATTACCATTTAGTGAATTCCAAATTACTGTAGATGAAACATTTACAGATAAATTCTCTGGATGGACTTTTGGAGATCTTCAAGTTATTGATCCAATAAATGATTTATTTGACGGACAAAGAGTTCAATTCCCAATTAAGATAAATGGACAACAAACATCTATCAAATCCAGAAAAGGATCCAATATAGAAGTTAAAGCCAATCTTTTAATATTCATCAACGACATTTTACAAGTTCCTGATGTTGCATATTCCTTTGAAGGTGGAAGTATTATAACCTTTAATGAACCTCCAAAGTCTGGTGATACTTCAAAAATTCTTTTCTACAAAGGAACTGGGTCTGTTGATACTCAAAATGTAGATATTTTAGAATTAGTTGAAAAAGGTGATACTTTAACAATAAACAGTGATCTTATTGATTTAAAACAAAATCCAAGATTGGTTTACAATATCAACTCTACTGATATTGTTGAAACAAATGTTTATCCAGGTCCAGGTATATCAAAAGATTTTAATTTACTGAGACCTGTTACTCTCTGTAGACAAACTTCTGATAAAATTATTAATGGACAAGAAGTTTCTAAGAGTAGAAATCAATATGAACCCTTGATTCAACCAACTTCTAATATTATTCAAAATGTTTCAACCGCATCCACTCAAATTTTTGTTGAGAGTGTAAAAACGTTCTTTGATAGTAACGATGAATATTTACAAGATGGTTCAAATGAACTTCCACAAAGAAAGATAATCATTACTTCTCAGGACAATTTAGTTTCTGCAGCTGCAACTGCTGTAGTTTCTATAGCGGGAACAATTTCTTCAGTTGTTATTTCTGATGGTGGAGTTGGATACACTACAAGTCCAACTGTAATTATTGAAAATCCTATTGGACTCGGAGTAACTCAAAGAGCGACTGCGACATCAACAATATCTGTTGGTGGCACTGTAAATTCTATTATAATTTCAACTCCAGGAACTGGGTATACGACTACAAATCCACCTTTAGTTCTTATTGAATCTCCAACAGTAACTAGAGAAGTTATTGATAATGTTTTATATGAGGGTGACTTTGGAATTATTACTGGTGTTGGAACAACCAGTGTTGGTGCAGCTACAACAGGAATTACTTTTGACTTATTCATCCCAGAAGACTCATTCTTGAGAGATTTGGATGTAAATCCTGTCGGAATAGCTACAACTGGTATTAGTGGTATTGGTAGTGATTATTACTTTGTTGTTTATAATTCAAATATTGGATATGGTGTTACTTCTTTAGATACTACTGGTTCTGTAATTGGTGTTGGTTCAACTTTCCTCGATAATGTTTATCAAGTAACTTCGGTATCAATAGGACAAACTGACGCGCTCGGTGTCGGATTGACATATGTAGCTAAAGTGACAGTAAGTGTTGAAGATTATAATGGATTGACAGGACTTGGATATAGTTCTTTCTATGGTGAATATAGTTGGGGAAGAATTTACAACTTAACTAGACCAAATCCACAAACATTTAACTACTATAATAATGGAATTGTTGGTGTTTCCACTTCACCAAAAGTTCAAAGATTTAATTCATTGAGATATCTAAATTATAACACATAAATAGATAAAAAACGTCAAAATGTCAGCAATTATAACTGATCAGTTAAGAATACTGAACGCGAGTAGTTTTGTCTCTGCAGCGACTTCTTCATCAAACTCATATTATTCTTTTATTGGATTGCCTAATGCAACCGATTATGATTTAAATTGGGACACTACTCCACCAGCTCCTAAAGACAACTTTGACCAAGAGAATGATTATTGGGATACAATGATCGCTCTCAAAAAAATTGGATCAAGTGATGTCAATCAAGTTGTTAGAAAAGTTCCTTGGATAAGTGGAACAATTTATGACATGTATCGTCATGATATTAGTAGAACAAATACATCTAAACCATCTGATGCAACTAGTTTGTACTCAGCAAACTATTATGTTGTAAATAGTGATTTTCAGGTTTATATTTGTCTTCATAATGGAATTTCTCCAGAAAATCCAGAAGGAAGACCATCTTTGGATGAACCAAAATTTGTTGATTTGGAACCAAGATCAGCTGGAACAAGTGGTGATGGATATATTTGGAAATATCTTTATACGATTAAACCAAGTGATATTATCAAATTCGATTCTATAAATTACATACCTGTTCCGAAAAATTGGTCTACTAATACTACTGATGCCGCTGTTAGAGACAATGCGGAAAACAGTGGACAGTTAAAAATTGTAACGATTACAAATCGGGGAGTTGGTTTAGGAACAGCTAATACAACTTATAAAAATGTTCCTATCAAAGGTGATGGTTCAGGTGCAGAGTGTACAATCACTGTTGGAAATGATTCTAAAGTTGAATCAGTAACAGTATCAAATGGTGGTTCTGGTTACACATTTGGAACTGTAGATATTGTTGGTGGAGATGTTCCCACAGGAACTACTCGGCCAACTTTTGATGTTATTATACCTCCTCAAGGTGGTCATGGATCAGATATCTATAGAGAGTTGGGTGCATACAATGTTATGGTCTACTCTCGAATCGAGAATGATTTAGAAAATCCAGATTTTATTACTGGAAATCAAATTGCTAGAGTTGGATTGGTAGAAAATCCAACCTCTTGGAATTCAAATTCTTTATTAAGTTTAGATAAAGCTAGTGCTCTTTATGCACTTAAATTAACTGGTGTTGGGTATAGCTCAGCTACTTTCCCATCAGATAGTCAAATTAGACAAACGATTTCAACAGGAACTACAGCTGTTGGAAGAGTTGTTTCTTATAATCAAACAACTGGAGTATTAAAGTATTGGCAAGATAAAAGTTTGGTAGGTTTTAATACAGATGGAACTCAAAATACGAATCCTACCTACGGATTCTCTTTGAATAGATTTACTTCATCTGTTTCTTCTGGTGGTAGTTTAAATATTGTTGGAACAAATAATACTTTAGGTATTGATACTAATTTTAGTGGTATTACTACAACAATAAATAGTAGGACATATAATTTGGGTCAGGAATTTGCATCTGGAGTTTCCAATCCTGAAGTCGAAAAGTATTCTGGTAATGTGATTTATGTTGACAATAGACCCTCGATAACTAGGTCATCAAATCAAAAAGAAGATATTAAAGTTATTTTACAATTCTAAAGAATTATGCCACAGGAAACTAACCTCAACGTCGCTCCATATTTTGACGATTTTGATCCTCAAAAGGACTATTATAAAGTTCTTTTTAAACCAGGATATCCTATTCAAGCTAGAGAGTTAAATACTATTCAATCAATTACACAAAATCAGATTGAAAGATTTGGAACTCATATTTTCAAAGAAGGTTCGGTAGTCATTCCTGGACAATTAAAATATTATTCTCCTCTTTATGCTATTCAAATCGAGTCTCAATTCAATGGAGTTCCTATTTCTCTGTATTTTGATCAACTTCTTGGATCAAAAATTAGAGGTCAGACTAGTGGAGTAACTGCCGAAATAGTATATCTTTTAACTGATGTAGAGTCCGAAAGAAATATACATACCCTTTATGTCAAATATCTACAAAGTGGCGGTGAAGACTTTGATGTAAAGATTTTTAGAGATTCTGAAACTCTTTTATTAGAAAATTCTATATCTTATGGGCAAGTAACAATACAATCTGGACAGGGATTTGCCAATACAATTTCTCAAAATGCAACTGCAGAAGGTTCTTCAGTTTCTGTAGCTCCTGGAATTTACTTTGTAAGAGGTACTTTTGCTAGAGTTAGTGAACAAACCATTATATTGGACCAATATGGAATTAATCCATCATACAAGGTAGGATTTGAAGTTGTAGAAACTATTATAAATTCCAATCAAGATCCAACACTATTCGATAATGCTCAAGGATTTTCAAACTATGCAGCTCCAGGTGCAGATAGATTTAAGTTGGAGTTGATCTTATCAAAAAGGGAAATTGATGATAACCAAACAGATTCTTTTGTTGAAATTTTAAGAGTTCAAGGAGGTATTCCTCAGTTTTTTGATGAAAACCCACAGTATAATATTTTAAGAGATCAGTTAGCTAGGAGAACTTATGATGAATCTGGTGACTATTATGTAAAACCATTTACTCTTTTTGTTAGAGATTCTTTAAATGATAGAACTCTTTCGGATGGAATGTTCTTTGAAACCCAAAGGACTGCACAGGGAAATACACCATCCGAAGATTTGATGGTTTATGAG